GAAGAAAATGACTTTATTTAGAGCTTATGAAAATGCGGGAATGGATTTAAATTGGCTTTATAATCCTGATGATATCATGAATCCTAAAAAGATTCAAGAACAAGAAGAATATATTAATAATACTTCTATTGAAGTATTAGCAGATAAGATTAATGATAGAATTGAAGATATTAAAGCTAAATATGTTCAAAATATTGCAGATAACGGAAGTCAAATAGGAGAAGGAATAGATCAACTTATTGAATCTTTTAAAGAAACTCCTGCTTTAGGATATCCTTTATATGGAGACTATATCAATACAGTTACTCGTGGAGCTAGATTAGGTAAATTCTTTTTAAGGTCTGCCGCCACAGGAATTGGTAAAACAAGATCTATGATTGCAGATGCTTGTTATATTGGTTGTAGTCAAATGTATAACTTAAAAGAGAATAGATGGATTTCTATTGGTGCTTCACAAAATGTTCTTTATATTGCAACAGAACAAGATTTAGAAGAATGTCAAACTATGTGCTTATCTTTTATTGCTAATGTAGATGAAGAGCACATTTTAAAAGGAGAATATTTTGTTGGTGAGTATGAAAGAATTTTAAAAGCAGCTCAAATTTTAAAAAATAGCAAAATCCAATTTGAATGTTTGCCAGATTTCACAATGAATATGATTGAAGGGAAAATTAAAAAACATATTCGTGAGAATCAAACAAGTTACATTTTTTTCGACTATATTCATTCATCAGCTTCAATTCTAATGGAAGTTGGAGGTAGTAGGGGAGTAAAAGGACTTAGAGAAGATAACGTTCTCTTTTTATTGTCAAGCAAATTAAAAGATATTGCTGTTCAATATGGAGTATTTATTTTATCTTCAACACAGTTGAATGCTCAATATACCGAATCTGAAACTCCAAATCAAAATTTATTAAGAGGATCAAAAGCAATAGCAGATAGAATTGATTTTGGATGTATTTTAATGGATGTAACTCAAGAAGATAAAGAAAAAATAACTCCTTTTTGTAACAAAAATGGATTGGCAATTCCTAATGTAAAAATGTCTATTTATAAAAATAGACAAGGCAGATATAAAGATATGTATTTATGGATTGTCGCAGACAGATCTATCTGTAAATTTATGCCAATTTTTGCAACAGATTGGACATATAATTTTATGGATATTGAAAATTTAAAAATTAAAGTTGAAGAGGAGTCAATTTTTTAATGTCATATAGTTATGATATAAATGAAATTAAAGAATCGCTTACAATAGAACAAATTTTTGATTTATTAACTGAACTACATGGAGAACCTTTTATTAAAGGTAATATGATTATATCAAAAACTATTTGTCATCATTCCGTAGAAGAATTGGATGAGGCAAGTCATAAATTATATTATTATGATAATACTCATTTATTTAGATGTTATACAGGATGTGGCGATAGTTTTGATATTTTTGAATTAGTGAGAAAAGTAAAAGATTACGGAGATGAAGACAGTTCTCTTTTTAGAGCTATTTCTTTTGTTGCTAATTATTTTGGTTTTGCAGGAAATGAAATAGAAGAAGAGAATAGTAATTTAAAAGAATATTTAAATTCAATTAAAAGTTATAATAGAATTAAAAATTATCAAATTGATAAACAAATTGTAGAGTTAAAAGTTTATAAAGATGATTTTTTAAAAAATCTTCCACATCCTATTATAAAGCCCTGGATAGAAGAAAATATATCAGAAGCGGCAATGAAGAAATTTGAAATTGCCTATGATCCTAAAAATGAAGGTATTGTAATTCCGCATAGAGATATTAAAGGTAATTTAATCGGAGTTAGAGAAAGGACTTTAATAAAAGAAAATGCGGAACGTTTTGGTAAATATCTTCCGATGAAAATTGGAAATAAAATGTATAATCATCCTTTATCTTTTTCTTTATACGGTATTTATCAAAATAAAGAGAATATAAAAAATATTAAAAAAGCAATAGTCGTAGAAAGTGAAAAATCTGTATTGCAACTTGAAAATATTTTAAAAGAAAATAATATTGGAGTAGCTTGTTGCGGAAGTTCTTTAATTAACTACCAAGTTCAATTACTTTTAAATTTAGGAGTAACCGAAATTATTGTTGGATTCGACCATGACTGGAGAAATGTAGAAGAAGAAACTGCAAAAAGAAAAATAAAAAATTTAGAGAATATTCAAAGAAAATATGGGAATTTAATTAAAATTACCTATCTTTGGGATATAAACAATTTAACAGGATATAAATGTTCACCTACTGATTGTGGAACAGAAATTTTTTGGGAATTAATGAATAATAGAATTAATTTATATTAGGAGTGATAAGAAAATGAAAGTTACTTTATTAAAAAATGAATGGAAAGAAAATGGAGATCCAACAGAACATATATTGTTAAATAGAGGGTTAAAACCCATGAATATTAAACATTATTTACATACAACAGATGAAGATATAAATAGTCCTGCGGCGTTCGGTAAAGAAATTCTTGAACGAGGTGCCAAGATGCTTATTAGTCACGTTTCCGCACAAGATCCTACTTTAGTTATAGTAGATGCGGATTGTGATGGTTTTACCAGTTCTGCATTATTAATCAATTATCTTAATGATGTTTTTCCTGCTTTTGTAGATAATAATGTTACCTGGTATCTTCATTCAGGAAAACAACATGGTTTACAAGATTGTGTAGACATTGCTTCTAAATATAAATTTGTAATAGCTCCAGATTCAAGTAGCAATGATTTTAAAGAACACGCTTATTTAAAATCATTAGGAATTGATATTTTAGTTCTTGATCATCATGAAGCAGAGGTGAGTCCTTTACAATATGAAAATGCTTGTATCATTAACAATCAATTATCTCCTTATCCTAATAAAGAGTTTTCTGGAGTAGGTGTTACTTGGCAATTTTGTAGATATCTTGATAATTTATTAAATACTAGTTTTGCAAATAATTATCTAGACTTAGTTGCTCTTGGGCTAGTTGGAGATATGATGAGTATGTTATCCTTAGAAACAAAGCATCTTATCTTTACGGGATTTAAGGAACAAAATATACGGAATCCTTTTATTGCGGAAATTGCAAAAAAAAATAGTTTTTCTTTAAATAAATCTGATTATAAGCCTTCTTATTTCAATGATCTTGAATTTACTCCTATTGGGGCAGCTTTTTTTATTGTACCTTTTGTAAATGCTATGGTAAGAAGTGGAACACAAGAGGAAAAGCAATTAGTATTTTTATCAATGTTGAATAAACATGCTTTTGAAGAAATTCTTTCAAATAAAAGAGGGCATAAATTTGGTGAAACTGAAAGAGTAGTCGATCAAGCATTACGTACTTGTACAAATGTAAAAAACCGTCAGACAAAAGCACAAGATACAGGAATGGAATTATTAGAACAAAAAATTCAAAAAAATAATCTATTAGAGCATAAAGCATTAGTTTTTCTTTTAGAGCCAGGAGAAATTAATTCTAATATTGCAGGATTATGCGCAAATAAAATAATGTCAAAATATCAAAGACCAGTTTGTGTTTTAACTAAAAAGGTAGAAGAAGATGGAAAAGTATCTTATCAAGGATCAGCAAGAGGTTGCGATATTGTCGGAGTCACACATTTTAAAGATATATGTGCGGAAGCTCCAGGTTGTATTTTTGCAGCTGGGCATCAAGGAGCATTTGGTTTAGGCTTAGGATACGATTACCCAGACGCCGCAGAAGTAAATGGAGAATGGTTTTATCAATTTATAGATTTTGTTGATGAGAAATTAAAAGATATGCCTTCAGAACCTTGTTATTATGTTGATTATATTTGGGATCCACTAACTATTGATTCAAGTGCAATTCTTTATATTGCAGATATGAATGATTTTATAGGTAAAGATATTGAACGCCCTCTAATTTGTATTAAAGGGATAAAAGTAAATGAAGATGTCTTTAAAGTAATGAAATCAAATACTTTAAAATATAATCTTCCAAATATTGATATTATTCAATTTGGAGGTACAGAAGAGGAAATAGAAAAATTTTCAACCTCTCAAAGAGTTACTATTAATGCAGTTTGTAAATGTTGTATAAATGAATGGAATTATCAAAGGATACCTCAACTACAAATGATTGATTATGAAATTGTAGAAACTAAAAATGAAAACAATATAGCTTTAGCATGGGGGTTTTAAAATGACAATAACAAAATATGATAAATTTGCATTTATACCTATAAGGTGTAGTAAATGTAATAGATTATTTATTTTTGAATGGTATAATTTTAATGAACGAGATGTTTGTCCTATTGCCCCTCCTTTAAAAATTATTAAATGTAAAAATTGTATTAAATAATAATATTTGATTTTTTATAAAAAAAATGATATAATATTTATATAAAAGTATAAGAAGGATTAAATTATGCAATTAACGATTAAACAAGAACAAGGACTTAAAATTGCGGTTGACCGCTTTAAAAATAATGAAAAATATACTACTATTTCAGGTTTTGCAGGTACAGGTAAGTCGACTCTAGTTAAATTTATTATTGAGGCGCTTGATGTTGATCCCAGTAAGGTAGCTTATGCCGCCTATACCGGTAAAGCCGCAGAAGTGCTAAGAAAAAAAGGTAATGCTAATGCATTAACTCTTCATAAATTACTTTATGATAGTATCCCAAGACCAGGTGGAGGTTTTTTTCGTAAACCCAAACCAAGATTAGATTATACTATTGTAGTAGTTGATGAATGTAGTATGGTTCCTAAAACTATGGTAGATATGCTTTTAAAACATAGAGTTTATGTTATTTTTTTAGGAGACCCGTTTTAAAATACTGGGACGGGTAAAAATAATCTAATTGCGGGAACCTCCTTAGAGTTCGTCCT